ACGGCCGTCTGCGTGTGCTCAATGCTGGCAAATGTCCAGTTCAGCGTTTGCGCGCCCGTTGGCCCAGGTGCCAGAGAGGATGCGCCCTGGCCGTTGCCGTTGCCGCTGCTGCTCGTGCTGATCTGGACGCGGTTCGTCTGCGCGCCCATCGCCGGATTGGCGTTGGCCGCGGTGACCACGCCGTCGATGATGGCGTCATTGGTCGTGTTGTTCGGGACGCTCAGCGACGAGTTGGCGCTGACCACCGGCGCGAGCGTGGTGATGTCGGCCCACAGCGTGCCAAGCCCGCCAGAGGTCGGCGTGTTGTTGAACGAAATCGCGTAGGCCGAGCCGTCGTTGGCGTTGCTCTGGAATGAGGCAACAATCGAGTGCGCACCTGAGCCTGGAGCCGCCAGTGCCCATATCTCGACGGTGCCCGCATTGGCGCCGCGGTTGCCGGTCGTGACGCTGGTGAGGGCCACGCCGTTCCACGTCACCCCGGTCACGTTCCCGACGGACGACGATGTGGACCAGTACGACATGATGACGAAGAGCGATGTCGCGCTCGCCCCAACCGTGTGTGACCACGTCAGCGTTGTCGCGATCGCGTTGAAGTTCAGCGATGACGAGGTCGCATCAACGCTAGGCGCAGTCACGAGCTAAGAGAATTGCACACGGGCCGTAAATTGGATGCTGTCGCCGGAGTTGAGGGCCTGCGAGAGGCCGTCGAAGATCGCGTACAGCACGCCACCGGAGGGGGGTGAACCCGAGCCGGCCGCGTCGAAGATGCCGACATTGGTGATGGTCTTCGAGCCCGCGGCGGTGATCGTGCCGACGACCTGGTGGGTGTCGTTGGTGACCGACGTCGTGAACTGGGTGCTGGTGCCGCTCACGCGCGCCTCGGTGGCCGGCGTGGACAGGTCGGTGCTGCCCGCGGCGCCCGCGCCGGCGCCAGTGCCCCAGCCCATGAAATGCGGCTCGGTCTGCGTCGGCGTGGCGCCGAACATCCTGCCGCTAATTACTGCTTTGCCCACGCTCGGGACAAGCGACGCCATAGCCCCTCCTTCTGGTGTTGGTTGTCGAAGCTGGCGATTTCGCCCAGGTCCTCGACCGTGCGGCGCGGGCAGTCGAGCGCGCACGCGGCGTGCTCCGGACACGCGCGGATAACTCTCGCGCTCAGGCTGCCGGCAACCGGCACGAGGCTGGCGTCCACTCAGGCGTTGCCCTCGATGGCAACCGTAGACGTCAGCCGCGCGTGCCCGGTGCTCGAGATCGACGCGACCTGGATCGCGACGCGATCGCCCGGCCGCAGGCCGACTTTGCCAGGGTCGCCGATGGCGTTGGCGAACTCGCCCGTCGAGGTGGCCAGTAGCGTCGGCTTGTTGCCGGCGCTCGCCCAGATGCTGGTGCCATTGACCAGCACGTCGACGACGGTGTTGCCGCCGCCCGTACCGGCCGTGGTGGCGTACACCTTGATGCCCGTGATGCGGCCGAAGGACACGCACACGAACTCGGTAAGAAACTGGCTGGCGGTCACTGCGGCATTGGAATAGCCAAAGATGGCATTGACCGTATTTTTGGCTTGCGCTCGAGTGCCTGGCATGGCGGGGAAAGCCTCCTATGCGTTAGTCGTCGGACGATCGAGCAGCCTGCGCGGCGCGCGCCGCGGCGTAGTGCTGGCGACGCCACTCGTTGCGGTGTTCCTTGCGGCGGTCCGTTGACGCCGGCTCGGGCTGAGGTTCGGGATCGGGCGTGGGTTCGGGCTGATCGTCGTCATCGTCATCGTCCGGAACGGGATCCGGCACGCGGCCGCCGTACCCGAGCGCCTGCAGGGTGGCCGCCACGGCCGCGGCGATGGCCTGGGCGTCCACGCCACCACTGGCCACCACGCCCGTCTGGTGCAGCCCAGAGACGATCGCTTCGCCGAGGGCCTGCTGCTGACGGCGGTCGTTGTGCATGACGTCCTGGTGCTGCTTCAGCGCGCGCTGCGTGGGAAAGTCGTCGCGACCGCAGAACTCGCACTCGTCTGGTGCAGCTGGCACCTGGATGTGCTCGAGCTGCGGAAAGCGCACCGGGCGCGCGCCGCGCCAGCAACCCTGTGCTTTCGCCGAGCCGCCGCCCGGCTGACCGCGGTGCGTCACGTGGTCCCGGCCCTGCCCGACGTGCTGCTCGCAAGTCGGCACCAGGGGTGGGCGCAGGTGATAGCCCAGGTTGATCACCTGCTCGACGCTCAACTCGTGCGCGCCGCCGGCCTGGAACAGTGGCTCGAACGGGTTGGCCATGTAGTACACGTTCGAGCCGAACTGGCCGTAGTCGCCCAGCACCTGCACGCCACGGTTGATTTTCTTCATGAGCTCCATGGCCGAGCTGTCACACGCGGCCACCTCGCCATTCGGAAAGCGGCAGTAGACCAGTCCTTCATCGGCAATGACCGCGTTGGGTGCATCCGGTGTCAGCGTTTCGGTAGCCATACGGGCTCAGGGTCCCCTTTCTCGTGCAGGTACGCGGTCGGGATCGCGGGTCGATGAAAGATCGCGGCGTACTCCCAGTCGACCTCGTCGGTCAGCAGGTGCGCCGCTTTTGGGCCAAAGGTTGGGAGCGTGCTGACCCGCCACAAGCTGTCGTCGGGGGGTGGCGGCGCCGAGGCCTGACCGGGCACGCGCCGCCGTGTGGGCGGCTTTTTGCCGAAGCCTTTGATCGGTACCACCGGCAGCGGTCCACGCGGCGGACGGTCCGACAGACGCACGAACGTCCAGCCCTGCTCGCCCAGGCGACGGATCATGCGCTCGAGCGACCACTGCAGGCGCTGCTGGATCAGGTCGGGCTGCGCGCGCGCGGGCAGTCGCACGTGAAACCTGACCGTGTGGGCCTGCTGCTCCGTATCAGGCTTGACGATGATGTTGGTCACTTCACGAAAACACGACGTTGAACCCGCCGGCGGAGCCGGGCACACACCACATCCCGGTCTTGGCCGGCAAGTCGACGACCAGGATGGTGCCGACGACAGGTGCCGCCGGCGACACGTAGATGATGTTTCCGGACGCCGCGGCGGGATTGTCGTAGACGGTGATGCTGCCCGTCACGGTGGCCGTGACCACGATTTTGGCCAGTCGCCCGGCGCGCGCCTTGATCACGCCGGCCACGGTGGTGAACACGGCGTAATTGGCGCCCTGGAACGTCTCGTTCACGGGACGTTCACTTCACGCAGGACAGTTTCACGCCCCACAAGCTCGAGTTCGTCGTGGCAGCCGCAGCCTCGTCTGCTTCCAATCGCTCGAACATGCCGTAGATGCAATCCATCGTCACCACCCAGCTCAAGTCGAGCGGGCTGTACCAGGTATGCGTCGTCGGCTGGCGCTGGATGGCCTTGAAGAAGTGAGTTTTGCTCCAGTACGCGCCTGAGGCGGCCGGGGCCGAACCAGCCAGCAACTGCGACTCGTAGACGTCGGCGCCGTACATGCGGCCGACCTTCGCCTCCTCGACCGCGGTGCCATCCTGGGCGTCGCCGATGTACAGCTGGTTGGTGAACTTCTCCAGTTTCAGGAAGCCCGAGTACGTGGCTGGCGGGACGCAGATGTACCACGGGCGCGGGGCGGCGCTGTTGCGCAGCGTGGTGCGCGCGGCGATCAGGTTGTCGTCGGTCAGCTCCGCGCTCGAGGTGCCGACGCTGTTGGCCAGCGCGGCGAACAGGCCGGCCGCGTCGACGTCCATCTGACGGGCCAGGGCGTACGCGCCGGCGACGGTCGTCTCGGAGCGGATGTCGTAGCGCGACTGGATCTCGGCGATGTCCTCGATCATCTGGGCGATCGCGCGGTGACCGTTGGTCATCGGCAGCACGAACTGCTGCTGCGTCTCGGTGATGGCCTGCGGCACGAGGGGCGAGCCGGCCGCCTTGGCGTTGGCGGTCAGGTTGTGCCTGCTCGGCAGGTTGATGGTGTTGGCGTGGTTATCGACCAGCGCCGACTTATCGTCGAAGAGTGCCGCGACTACGACGTCGTACTGGATGGCCCGATTCAGCTCGGGCGACCAGACCTGGTCGATGAACGTCGCGGCTGTCGTAATCGTGACGTCAGCCAAGGTATGAGGCCCTCCGGGGCCATGTGCCTATCTAGCTGCGACTGCGCGCGGCGTCGGCGGCGAGCTGAGCGGTGATCGCGTCGATCTGCGACGGGCTCAGTTTGCGCGCGTCCTTCGGCGACAAGGTCGCGTATTCCTCGATCGAGATGTTGCCCTCTGAGTGGGTTGCACCATTGGCCCGTTCGGGTGTCGCGCGTGAACCGACCAGCCGACCCCGCAGACCCTGCAATTCGGCCTCGAGCCGAGCCACCTGGTCGTCGCGGGCCTTCTTGCCCAGCTCATACGCGCGTTTGGCGAGCTCGGCCGCGGACGGCGCGGTGTGCAACGTCTGGTAGCCGGCATCGTCGACGCCGTCCAGGTCGCGCAGCGTGCCGAACTCGGTCGCCATTTCGGCCAGGACCTGCTGCCGCGTGGTCTGCTGCAGCGCCTGGGCCTGACGGTTGCCGTGGTACATCTGCAGGATGCCCTGGCGAGCACGATCCTGCGTGGCATAGTCGGCGCTGTTGAGGTCGTTGAAAAGCGCCTCAACTCGTGCATTGGCCTCGCGTTGGGTTTGCTCGGCCTGGTCGTGCTGCGCGCGTTGCTGCTGCTCCCGTTCAATGGTTGCCCGACCCTCTGCCAGACCCCGCTGGTAGGCATCCTCGGCTGCTCGTCGGCGGGCCCCCCGTGTCTCACCCGCTTCGGGTGAGGTTTCGGGTCCGGCGCTCTCGGGCGGTGGCTCGGGGATGGTGGCTTCGTCGTCAGGTTCCGGTGCGTCCTCGGCGGGCGGTGCGGGCGAGGTTTCAGGTGGCCTCAGGCTCTCGGGGTAGATCGACTGATCGGGGCCGAGGGCAATCTGGACCTGAGTGTCGCCGTCCGGGCTCGTCGGTGCAGGTGCGCCTGATGAAGCCTCTGGCATGTATCAACTCAGACAGTCGCTACTGTACTCCAGCCTCGGATTTAGCAGAAGCACAACCCCGGCCGTCTATAGTGCGGGCCATCATAGAAAAGCCCCCGCGTCGCGGTATGCAAACAGCGCGACCGGGAGCTCGGCACCACGGAGGTTACCCGCGATGCAATCTCAGTCTAAGTCCTGGATGCCCCTGGCAATCGCTATCGTCATCGCCGCGGCGATCATCGTAGCGGGCGCGCTGATCTCGGACAGTATCAATCAGGCCAGCGTGCGAAATGCGCAGAACCTGGCGGCGACGTCGTCAGCGATTACGAGCAGCAATGCGCTGGCCGCCCAGGACGTTCAGTCAGCGATTCAGCAATCGGACCGGAACGCGCAGCACCGCGCACTCGTGCAGTCGATCCTGAATGGCAAGTAGGACGAGTTCCGATGCAATCTCCAGGCCTCCTCGAGCGCGCCCTTGGATTTGTGGGAGCCATCGCCGGCGTGTTGGCATTTGTCGCCTTGACGGCCAACATCACCAGCACCAACAACCTGGCGCTTGGTGCCATCAGCGCACTCATCGCGTTCCTCGCTTATCTGCTCATGCGGCGATTGACGAAGGAGCGCGAAGCGAAAGTTGACCCTACCCCGCCGCCGCGGTGAGGGCCTGGAGCCGCTGAAGTCCCGTCGGCTGTTGGGTACCCAGTAGCGACTGCATAAGCGCCTGGTGGTGCAATTGCTGCTGCAACAGGAGCTGGTTGTTCATCACGTCTGGGCCGTAACCCACCACCGGCGCGAGCACCCCGGTCGCTTGCATCCGTGACTGGCCTGCACCAGGTCCCGAGGCAATATCGCGCAGCAGCATTCTGTCCGCAGCCGCAGAGGCCGCCGTGTTGATGTTCTCGAGCGCTGTGCGCTGTGCGTACGCAGGCATCTGCTGAAAACCTGGGGAGCTCACCAGGGCGCCGGCGGTTTGCTGGAGCACCTGGCCGCGGTATTGCTCGTAGGTGCGCTGCTCTTGCGGAGTCAGACGCACCTCATTTGTTGGGCCATACGGGATCGTTTGCGGCGTCGGAGATGGGGCGACACCGGCGGCCTGCATCGCCTGCAGCAGTTCGGTCGGCTGCCCAGCCGCCGTGCGGACCGGGAGTAACTCTCCGAGTCCTTGCAACGGGTTGCCGATGGGTCGCCCGAGCACATCCAGGCGCGCGGGCAAGCCTTGACGTAGGCCTGGGATGTTCTGCGCCACATTCTCGAGCACGCTCTGCGGCAACTCCTGCGGCGTTCGTGGAGTGAGCACCTGACGTTGGGTCGGGTCACTCATCTGCGCCACCGAACGCACCAACCCTGACGCTGGGACGGTGGCGCCGAGCACGCTCGAGGCGACGTCACCCGCGGCGGTCAGGCCGACACCCGTCACGCTATTGGACTGCAGGGCGTCATACAGGTTGGCGAAGGTGCGCATGGGTGTCGCCGAGGCGAGCTGTTGACCGACTTCGGAGACGAGCTGCGCGGCGGCCGCGACGCGTGGGTCCTGGACGCCATACGCGTCGGGACCGGCGGCTTGCTGGCGGGCCGTGGCGACGTTGTAGGCCTGCACCGCATCCGCGTAGGCACCAGCGGTCATCATCGGCCCGCGCAGTGCTGGCGGCAGCTTCTCCCAACTGTGGTACGCCCCGTCGGGTCCGAGGAAACTGTTCGGCTGGTTGCCGTTGGCAATCCATACCTTCCGCTCGCCAGGATCGCTCGGACCATTGCCGGTGATGGCGCCGCCGACGGCCTTGTTGGCCAGCCACATGCTCAGCGCGGTGCCGATCAAGTTGTTGGCCAGCCGCTCGCCGATCGGCCCAACCGCACTCCCGGCTGGCGTGACGTCGAGCGCACCGCGCAACCCGGTTTGCTGCAGCGCGGCGTACGGGCCGCGACCCGTGAGTCCGCGCGCGACATCGGCGGCCGTGCCGGCCAGGCCGAGCGGGGTGGATTCCACCATGCGGCTGGCCAGAGCCATGCCCATGCGATACACCGGGAACAGCGCGTCGCCGATCGGTCCGGCCGCGTTGACGAAACGACCGAACGCACCCGTTAGCTGTCCCAAATCGCCACGCGCCGCGGTGCGGTCGCCCATTGCCTGCGCACGCGCGGCAACCACGGGGTCCGGATTCTGAACGTTGTTGTGGAACTCCTGGAACCACGACGGACCGTGCAGTCCCTGCGCTGAGGCAGTCTCGCCGGCCGCTGCGCCGACCTCCATGCTGCGGATCAACTCTGAGGTCGCGTTCTGGAAGGCGCCATGCAGCGCGCCCATGCCCTCGATCAGGTTGGCGACGACCCGAGGAGCCCCGGGACCAGCTCGAGCCGATAGTGACGTCGGGCGACTCAGCGAGTCGGTCAGGCCCTGGAGAAAGTTGCCGGTCCAGTTGACGATGCCGGACTGCGCCCCGAGTACGCGGCCCTGGATACGTCCTGGCTGGAAGCTCCCCAGATCGCGGGCGATACCAGTAATCCCCGACAACGCGGGCGTGAGCGTCGAATTGAAGGCGACATCAGCCATCGTGTTGAGTCCGCCGATGACCCCGCCGCGATAGGCGCCACGGAGCCAGTCGCCGATGCTGGGCGCGCCCGCGCCCGCGGTTGCACCACGTGGTGGGCCAGCGCCGACTGCACCCAGGTTGACTTGGCCCGACTCGCCGCGCAGGAGTTCACCGAGCTGGCCGGGCTCGGCGAGGCGACCTGCGCCGTAGCCGGCACCCAGGCCGATCGCACCAAACAACGCCGCGCGCTGGAGCCGCTCCTGGGGTGTCGCGTTCTCGTCGGCCGTCTGATAGCCGGTGACGGCGCCCCCAGCCCCGCCAGCGAGGGACGTCGCGAACTGCGGGCTGACCTGGCCACCCTGGCGTCCGCTGATCGCGTTGCGGATCTTGTCCAGCGACTCGGGGAAGATGACGGTGGCCTGGTGCTCAATCGGCTTGCCGGTCAGATCCGGCATCGGTACGCGCCCACCACCCGCATAGTTGAGGCCGTCATACCCAGCATCAGACAGCGCGCGGTTGACTTGGCCCCTGCTCATCCCGCCCTCGGCTGGCGAGCTCAGGTACTGATACAGGTCATCGCCCGTTGGCGGCTTCGCCCAGTTGTCTGATGCGGCCACAAACCGATCCATGGCTTGCTGCCCCTCCACGGGCAGCGCCTGGCGGATAGCATCCGTATCCGCAGCGCTCAAGGGCGCGTCTACATCGAACATCTGCAGGCCCTGCGGCACGTCGACCGCGCGCATGTTCGGACCGGCACGACCGGGTAAGGCCTCGTCGATGAGCGCGTTCATGTTCTCCTTGGGCACTTGCAACGTGCTCAGCAATTCACCCAGCCGCCCGGTCGCTGCATCCGGAGTCATCCCTCGCAAATCCGCCGTCACGACGCGTGAAATTTGTGGATCCAATCCAAGATTCGATTCCAGCGTGCGACGGACGCGGTCGACATCTGCCAACGTCAACGACGCTTGGCGTGCTTGCGCATAACCTGGCCGTAGGACTGCGCCGCGCTCCACACCGCCACCGGGCATGCCTGGGGCCACAGCCTGATTTGCCACTACGCCACCGGCAACGCGCGGATCACTGGTCAGGTAATAGCCGGGTCCATACAGATTGGCCTCACTTCCCACTCGCTCAGGACTGGCGGTCGGGAAGTCCGCACCCGTGCCGTGGAACATACGTGTCGCGCCCGTGAGCGCCCCCACAGCCTCGGCTGACGGCATCTCCGGCATCTCCAGGCCGAACACCTGTTGCATCTGAGCCTGCCACGCAGCGCGCTCCTCGGGCGTGAGCGCAGTCTCATCGAAGCCGTTATTGGTCAGCTTGGTGATGGCACTATTCGCCAACTGCTGCTTGGCCATAAAGCCGGGGTCGAAAATGGTCGGAAAGAGCTCCTTGCGAATGTCGGATCCGATGATCGGGTTCGCCTGAAGCTCAGCGCTCACCTTGTTGCCGAGCGCCTGCTCCGCGCCGCTCAGGATGTTGCTGGGCATGAGCGGATTCGCGTTCATCGCGTTCGGGTCGAGGTTGCGACCGAGCGCCTGGGCGCCCTCGAGCAGGGTGCCGCCGATGTTGGGGATGCCCTGGCTCGTCAGCGCGTTCTGGGTCAGGATGTCGCTGACGGTCTGGGGTGCCTGTTGGAGCGCCTCCTGCCCCTGTTTGAGCAGATCCGCGCCGGCCTGCGTCGCTTTGGAGCCAACGTCCTGGACCGCCTGCAGGATGTTGTCAGCCTTGGCCCGCAGCGGCGCGGGTGCGCTCTGGTCAGGCTGAAGCACGCTGCCGATGATGTCGCGCCCTTGCTGCAGGCTGGCGGCGCTGGCGCCGATATCGTTGGCGGTCAGCCCGATCATGGGCAATGGGACGTTGCCCAACACCTGGCCGACTTGCTGACCGAGGTCAGGCGGTGCCGGCTGCATGGTGCCCATCGTCAGGTTCTGGCCGCGTCCAACCGACTGGGCCAGCCCGTCCTGCTGCGCCAGCGGATGATCGGCGAAGATCGCCGCGCGCGCGCCACCGTGCGACTGCGGCATGCTGTTGATCTGGTCCGGCGTCATCCACTCGGAGCCGCCCTTCAGGTCGGTGCCGCTCGTGCCGACGTGGAGCTGGCCGGTCTGCTGGTTGTAGCCGTCCACGTAGTAGTAGTGGCCGGGCGTGTCAATGATGACCGGGTTGCCGCCCGAGGCGTCGCGGCCGACCTGGGCCCAGTCGACGCCACTGGTCATGTGCGCATCGACGCCCATGGTTTTCAGCAGGGACACCTCCGACTGCGGGCCGGCCATGCCCTGGTCCGGGTTCCAGCCGACCTGCTGGGCGAGCTGCTTGGCTTCGACGACGGTCGGGTTGCGGCCGTAGGTCTGGGCGAAGGCAATCGCCGCGGTGGGGCCGCAGAATGCCATCGCATCACCCGAGCTCAGTCCGAGGCCGAACTGCGAGGCACGCGCGGCGACGGCCGACTGCACGCCCTGGACTGCCGTATTGACCGACGAGAGGCCCTGCTGGACGACGTCTTTGGCGTCACCCAGGATGTTCTTGATGTAGGTCTGCGTCTCCTCGAAGGGTGGCACGCCGCCGTACTTGTCGACATTGCCAGGACCCGCGTTGTACGCCGCGAGGGCCTTGCTCCAATCGCCCGCGTACTTGGCCAGGTACGACTTCATGAGGTTCGCCGCCGCGGGCAGGGCCTGCGCGGGATCGCTCGGGTCGATGCCCAGGCCTCGAGCGGTGTCGGGCATGAACTGGGCGATGCCCTGCGCGCCGGCGGGCGAGCCGGCGCTGGGGTTGAAGCCTGACTCCTGGTTGATCTGGCGCGCGAACAGGTCGGGGTCGATGCCGGCGCCAGTCGCTGCCTGACGCGTCTGGTCAATCAGGTCGCCCGGCGCGTTCGGCTGCGGACCACTGGATGTGCCCTGCGCCTGGAGCGGTGACGGGAGGGTTGGCGCGGGCGGGGTCAGATCGGGCGTCGGCGTCGTCGGTGTGGTCGAGGAAGGCGCTGGCTGCGACGGATTGAGGAGATTCTGAATCTGCTGCTGGGCCCAGTTCTGGCCGGCTTCGGCGAGCGACGGCGTGGGCGGTGGTGGCGGCACGACCGGCGCTTGAGGTGTCGGCGCGGGCGCTGGGGGCGCGATGCCGGCATCCGGCATCGGCGTGGCCACCGGCGTGCCGCCGATCGGCAAGGGCGGTGGTGGCGCGGGTGTCGGGAGCGACGGGGGCGCTTGCTGCGGTAGCGTGACCGGCGGTGGCGCGGGGGTCGGCGTGGGCGCGAGCCCCGTTGGCACCTGCGGCACCATCGCCTGGAGTTTGCTCAGCGTGTCGGCGATCTGCTGCTGCGCCCAGTCGTGGCCGGCCTGGACGGTCTGCTGCTGCTGCTGCGCCCAGATCTGTCCCGCGGTTTGCAGGTAGGTCGCGTCGTCGAGCCAGATGCCCGAGCCGGCCACGCCTTACGCCAGGGCCGGAGTGCCGGCCGCGGCCTGGCCGATGCGGCTCTGCTGATACTGCTGCAGGAAGCTCGGCAGCGAGCCGCCAACCGCGCCGAGGCCTGAGCCGAAGGCCTGCAGCTCCTCGGGCGTGAGCCGCTCGAGCGCGCCCGGCGCGAGCGCCTGTGCGCCACGATTGGCGATGCCCTGCATCGTGCCGAGTGTCTGCGCGTAGTCCCAGCCAGGCGTGCCGCTGGCCTGACCCGCCAACTGCCGCGCGAGCCCGCCCACGGTGTTGGCTGTCGGCGGCGTCGTGCCGGGTCCCTGGAACGCGGCCATGCCGGTGTTGTTGGCCAGGCTCTGCAGATAAGTCGGGACGTTCGGGTTGCCCTGCGCGCCACGCAGGTAGTTGGACAACTGAAACGTGTTCTGCGGACCCTGCAATTGGGCCGCGGTGGCGAGGTACTGCTGGCCCAGTTGTCCCTGCTGGAGGGCCAGGTTCTGCTGGAACTCTTTTGCGGCTTCGGTCGGTGCGCCCTGGTACACGCCGCTGAGTTGGCCCTGCTGCAGACCGAACGTTTTCTCGAACTGGCTCATCTGCTGGGCGAGCGTGGCCTGAAACTCTTTGGCGGCTTCGGTCGGCTGCCCCTGATAGGTGCCCATCGCCTGGCCGACTTGCAGGTCGAAGGCCTTCTGCTGGAGCGCGGCGAGGGCCTGATTGATCTGGAGTTGCGGGATGCCAAGCTGCGCCATCTGGTCGCGCGCGAACTGGAGTTGCGCATCGAACTCGGCTTTCTGCTGCGCGAGCTGGGCCTGGGTGACGCCCGAGGTCTGGGCGGCGAACTGGGCCAGCGCCCCCGAGTAGTCGGGTGCCGTGGTCGTCGCGCCTGGCAGGGCCGCAGTGGCCGTGCCGGGCGTGCCACTCATGATCGGCTGGACGGCCTGGCCGCTCGTGCGCCCGTAAGTCGACAGGATGCTGGCGCTGTCGGTCGGCCCGCCGTAGCCAACGTTGGCAAGCTCCTGTTGCATCTGCTGCAGGGTGCGCGGGCCATTGATGGTCTGATACGCGCCCGCGGCGACGCTGGTGGGGGCGCTGGGTGCCGGCGTACCGCCCCCGCCACCACCTCCGCCGCTGGGCGTTGAACTCGGGGCCGATGCGCCGGCGCCCGCGTTGTTGATGGCCGCCGACAGCGTGGTGCCCTGGACGCTCTTGACTGTGCCGTCCGGCATCTGGACGTTGAACTGCGCCATTTACCCGGCCTGTCCCATCGCGGCGTACGGCGAGCGCACGATGCCTGATTGGAGTTCGTTGCTCCACAGTTGCGCGACGCTGTCGGCTGACGCGGGCGCGTGCTGCTGGAGAACGCCTGGCAGACCCGTCTGGGGGAGCGCCGTGCTCTGCTGTCCCTGCGGCCCGGCACCGGGGAAAGCGCTCATGTCGAATCCGGCGATGTGCCCGCCTGGAGCCGGGTTGCCGCCACCGATGTTGATCGTCACGGGCGCGCTGGTCGTCGGCGCGGCATTCGTTGGCGCGACAACTGGCGCCGCCGCGGGGCCTGGCAGTGGCGGGCCCGCGGGCATGTTGACGCCTGGTGGCGCGAGCCTCTGCAGCAGCGCGGGCAACTGCGGCGCGGTCGGCGTCGCGGGCCCTGCGAACTGAGGCGCCTGCAACCGTTGCTGCATCTGGTTCATCACGTCGCCAAACGCGCCCGCCATGGCGGTCGAGCCAGCCGGCGCGTTGGCGTTCATGCTGGCCAACGTGCCCAGGACGTTGCCGCCAAACCCGGTGTAGGCATTCGCTCGCGAGGCGGCCGCGGCCTGCGCGGCGTTGGCCAGCGATGCCTGGGTGCCGAATGCGGTCAGCCCGGCATTCGCCGCAGCGACGTTGGCCTCGTACGGACTAGTACCGGCGATCGACGCGGTGGCGTATTGCTGGAGCAGGTCGTTGGCTTCGGCGGGATCACCCGAGCCGCCAGGACCGAAGACTTGCTGCTGGATCGCGCGGATGGCGTTCAGTCTGTCCTGGAGCCCGTACAGGCCCGGCCCGAGCAGGTCTTTCTGGACGCCCGCCTGCGTCGCGGCCGTCGTCGCCTGAGTCGCCGCGATGTTGACCGGCGTCGTCTGCTTGAGCGTGTCCGCCTGAGCCTGAGCGAGGGTGGCGTTGGCACCCGCCTGTCCGGCCTGGGCCTTGGCTAACTCGGACTGCGAGCCAGTCAGGTCCGTCTGCGCGACGGTGAGCCCGGTCTCGGCCTTCTGCTTCTCGAGAAGCCCGGGCAGCAGCGTGTTGGTCTGATTGGCCTGCGCCTGCAGCGCGTTGGCCTGAGCCTCGAGTTGTGCCTTTTCGGCGGGTGTCTTGGCGTTGATCGCATCGGCCTGCGCCTTTTGCAGCAGGCCCTGCTGCGAGGCGAGGCCCGCCTGAGCCGCGACCAGGTCGCGCTGCCCCTGCGAGCCCTGTTGCAGGACGTCGCCCTGCGTCCTGGCCAGGTCGGCATCCGCGCCGGCTTTCGCGGTTTGGGCTTTGGCGAGATCGACCTGCGAGGGCGTCAGCTGGTTGCTGTCGATCGCTTTCTGCAGGGTCTGCTGGCGCGAGGCGTTGGCCGTCTCGACGCGCTGCATGGCCTGACTCAGGCTCGAGTACAGCGAGTTCAGGCTGCTGGTCGCCGCGGTCAGTTTTGCCGGATTCGCGATGGTGGCCGGGTCATTTTGAAGTTGCTGGATCTGCTGCTGCAGCGGTCGGATCTGGTCCCACAGCTTGGCGACGTCCTGATTCGCCTGGTTGAGCTCCTGGTCCGAGCCGGCCAGGATCTGGTCGACCGTGTACTGTCCACCAGTGCTCGGCTGGCCCAGCGGTGGCGCGGTCGCCGCCGGGGTGGCGGGGTTGCTTACCGCCGCTGGAGCCGGAACCGGAGACGGGGTGTTGACCGACGGCTCGCCGACCGTGCCGTACGGGTTCATCGGTCGGCCCGCGTTGGGGTCGATGTTGACGTTGGCCGGCTGCTCGGGCTGCGTCATATCAGGTCATCACGCCAGGCATCGGCGGTGCGGGTGGCAAAGCAGCCATCGGTGGGGGCGGCGGCGGCGGCGGGGGCGGTAGGCCCTGTGCGGCTTGCTGCTGATTGAGCAGGTGCGTCACCAGCGTGTTCTGCTGCGGCGGCTCGGGCACCGCCTGCCCGCTCGCGTCGGCTGCCCAGCCCTGGATCTGCTTGGCCGTCTGGATCGCCGACTGCAGATCGGGGCCGCGGAAGAGCATGCTGCGCATCGGATACACCTGGTCGAGCGCTTTGCCCGGCGGCACGCCCTGCGCCACCAGCTGGTGGTACGTCTGGTCAGCCGCTTGCGGCGAGCCGAGCGGCGAGAAGTTCCAGCGCGCGACCGCGTCGTCCTTGCTCAACTGGGTGCCGCTGAGGGGTTGGCCGAGGCGTCCAGCGATGCCGTCGGCATACTCGCTGACGCGCTGCGCGAAGCCATTGACGGTTTGCTGCAGAACGTCCTGGCTCGAGGCAGTGCCCGGCACGTTACTTTCGCTTTCTGGCCTGCCGCTGCGTGTTGAGCGCTATCGCGATAGCCTGACGTCTCGGCTTTCCGGCGGCCAGCTCGGCCTTGATGTTGGATGACACGGCGGCCTTCGAGGCGCTCTTCTTGAGCGGCATCGTCTAGTAGCTGTGCAGGTGGCCGCCGCCGTTGCCGCCGGTCGGCGTGCTGCCCTTATGCAGCCGTTGCGGCGGGCACGGGTAGCTATGTCGGTCGCACTCGAGCGTGCCAGGCTGTGGCGGCAGCAGTTGCGCGTTCAGCCGCGCCATGCGGTCAAGCTCGGGATACGCGGACGGGCCCTGTCCGTTGCTGTTATCGCTCTCGGCTTTGGCTCTGGTCATGGCTTGATGTTCCCCCGCGAAAAGCCTTTGGGGGTGCGCATCGCTCGAGCGCCCAGGCTGGGCGTCGCGCCCATACCCATCGCCGGCGCGCGCGGGCCCTTCGGCATCGGCGGCACCTTCGGCACCTTCGGCGTCCTGGGCATCTTCGCGTTGGCCATCAGGTGGCATTCCCCGTCTCGCCCTTGTTCCAGCTATACGACTTCTTTGTCGCCGGGCTGGCGTTGAAGACCTCGGGCGACTCCACGAAGTTGGCCAGGTTGGCGTTGTCCTGGACGGCCAGCGAGGCCTGGCCGCGGCTCGCCGTGCGACCTTCGGGATTCGGCGCGCTCGTGCTGTGGCTCTTGCTCCCGATGTTGGGCATCTTGCCTGACATGGTTCTAAACTCCCGTCACCAATTGCGCTCTACACCACCGCGACCAGAATGTCGGATGGTGTCCTTATGGCACTGGAGCATACGTGCACGGAATGCGGCGCACTCATTCCGTGCCGGCGCACGCTCAAATCGCTCGACGAGCGGTTCTGGACAAAGGTTCGTAAGACGCGCGGTTGCTGGTTGTGGTTCGGCTCGTGTGACCCCCGCGGTTACGGACGCCTTGGCAAGCCGTATGGTGCCGATGGCATCGCCTACATCCCCGCGCACCGCTTGTCGTGGATCCTGCACTACGGGCCAATCCCCGAGGGACTGGGCGTGTTGCACGTGTGCGACGTACGCGAGTGTGTTCGACCAGATCATCTCTTCATCGGTACACCCGCCGACAACATGGCCGACAAGGTACGCAAGGGTCGGCAGCACCGCGGTGACGCGACCACGTGGCGACGTTTCCCCGAACACGCTGAGGCCGCGCGCAAAGCGTCGCTTGCAGCTCGAAGGGCACGCATGGTGCCGAATGCAACCTGCAAAGTGTGCGGTACTCGCTTCTACGTCAAGCCGTACCGTGTCGCCACTGTAGTCGCGTGCAGTAGAGAACATCACAATCAGTGGCAGCGCCTAACCCGGAGTCGGCGTGTTGATAGCGCCGACTTGTTGGGTAGCTAGAGCGTCCTGTCGCATCGGTCCGGCTTGCGAGGCTCCCGCCATAATTCCGCCAATCGCCGAGTTCACTGGCTGCGGTGCGTTGGTGCCCTGGAGCTGGCCGCTCGGCCCACCACCACCGCCCGGCAATGCCGCGGTCGGCGTGCCGTCCGGCATGGCCTGGCCGCTCTGCACCGCGGCAAACAACTGCGCCATCTTCTCGTCGTCCAGTTTCTTGGCCACCAGCTGGAACAGGTACTGCTGGCCCTGGGGCGTGTTGAACAGCAGTTTTTCCGTCTGGATCTCGATCATCGTTTCGTCCGGGCTCTCGTCACCGAGGCCCTTCTCGAGTGCCTGCCGCAGCGGGATGCGACCCTCCAGAGACCACTGCATGAGCATCTGCGCGTAAGGCAGGTTCTCGCCCTCTTCCGGCGGATACTCGGCCCAGAAGTCGTAGACGCCCTGGGTCATGTCGCGGGTGAGCTCCTGGGCTTTGCGGACGGACTGGCGCATGCCTTTGGGCTGCACGCTGCAGTACACCGGTACGGTCACGTCGTAGTTTTCGACGATGCGGTCGGCAATTTCGGTGGCCATGCTGCCGACGAACGTCATCGCCTGCAACCCGCCATTCAGCACGTCGTCATACGCGTCCTGGAGCATGCTCCTGATCAGCGCGCGGTCGTGGCCTGAGGTCGCGCCCGGTCCACCACCTGCCGCCGCCGAGGGCGCCTCCTCGTGCACGCTGCCGAGCATCAGGCCCATCAGCTCGTCGACGTCCTTGTTCGTGCCGGGGTGTGTCGCGGGAATGGGTGTGCCCGCCACGTACTGGGCTTTCATGGGCTGGATGTCGATCTCGCGCGGCCGCCCGTTCTCGAGCACCAGGTCGGGCGACACGTCCGCGTTGGCCGGGATGAACCAGCCGCCGAACGCGTGCTGCCAGGTGTGCGCCAGTTTGGCGGTGGCCAGGTTGTTCATGCCCTGGAAGACCGACAGGAACGGCCACAGGAACGGCACGCCGCGTCGATCGGGGTCCGTCTCGGACGCGAAGTTGCAGCCCCACACCCACGTGCCGCACAACCGCGAGATGCCGAAGTCCGACGCCAGGTCGACCGCCGCCAGGCTGGTCTCGCCGCCGGCGTTGACGCGGTGGGCCAGGGTGATGTTGCTGCCGTCGGTGGCCGGCGCGGTGACGCCCTGGCCGATGTAGTACACGACGCTGCCCGGCCGCCACAGCTCGTATAGCGTGAACTTGGGATACGTGCCCCGCGACTGGCTCATGTAGTCCGGGTCGTAGCCCGCTCCGATGTGGCCCTCGTCGCCGAAGCGCCAGCGGTAGCCGCGCGCCTCGAGGTCCTCCTGGGCGTACTGCGAGCGCACCAGCAGCCCGTCGAGACGGTGGCCAGGGCCCAGGATGGGCAGGCACTGGTCGATGCCGATGACGCGGATGCAGATCGGCACCTGGCGTGCCTTCCAGTCGAGCAGATAGTCGTCGTATTCGGACGCGGACTGCTTGACGCTCTGGCGTTTGAACTGGGGATACACCGAGCCGGCGTCGTCGACGAAGCTCGGCATGTTCTCCCAGCCGCCGGACGCCGGAAAACACAGCACCGCCGCGCTGCCCTGGTTGAACAGCATGTCCATCAGCGGTCGCCAGAACTGCCCGTGCTGCTCTTCGATCGCGGTGACGGCCGCATTGGCCCACACCTCGAGGTCGGATGCGCCGGTCCGCGCGGTGACCGACTTGCCCATCGGGTCGCGCCTGAGCCGTGGGCGTTTGCCCGAGAGCATCTGCACCGCGTGCAGCGGCACGGTGACCGCGTACGGCAATTTGATGGCGAGGTTGCCGGCGACCTGGGCGAAGTCCTTCGGCACGACCGGGTCCCAGCGATTGTTGAGCCAGTCGCGACAGTCGCGCACGCGCAGACGGCTGGTCTGGAACTCGTTGTACTTCGACCACCACATGGTGGCGAGTTGGCCGGGCGTCGGGACGTCGCGCTCGCGGGGCAATGCTTACTCGGCCATCTCTCAGGCCGTCGCGCCCTGTTCGAGCAGTACCTGGCGCCGCGCGGATATCGCGTTCTCGACTGTGGCGCGGCCATTCGCCGCGGCGTCGAGCGCGTCCAACTCGGCGAGCGTTTGCGCTTGTTTGGCGAGATCGATGAGCTGCGCGGCGGTCAGCGTCGAGAGGTCCTCGACTGGGTCGGCGGCGGTCTTGGGCGGTGGCTCACCGCCTGTAGCCTGAGCTTCGGCGACCTCGTCGAGTGTCGCGTAGCGGACCGCCCACAGCTGGCGGACCTGGTCGAATTCGACGTGCAGGGCTGGCTCGGCCAGCAGCAGATCCTGGGCACTCGCGTCGGTCAGGCCCTCGATATCGACATACACTGTCGCGCTGTCTGAGTTCTCGAGTCGGGCCGCGAGCGCAACGGTTTGGTTCGTGTGTTGAGTGGATGCGGTCGGCACGTGACCAGTCTACGCCTCGTGTCTAGTCATCACGGCTCGAGTGGATTGCGCCAATCCTCGCGCCCGTGCTTGCCGCCGACGAGTGCGCCGTGGTGCTTGATGCGGGTCGGCGTGCTGAGCAGGATGTCCAGCGCGCGCAGGCTCTCCAGTTTGCCGAACTTGTGCCAGGCCAGCGCCAACGCGCATACACCATCGTCGTGCATGCCCTCCGGTGCACCGTAGTGCACCCCAGTTCGCGAATACTGGTACTCGAATGACTCCAGCTCGACCTGGAGTGGGCCCGATGGGAATGCCACCAGATGCTGCTGGATGGCAACGGCCAGCCCTTCCATCAACTGCTGCTTGGAACGCTGCGAGAACACGAAGCCCTCGACGTTGCGGTGCTCGGCGTTGAGCGCCTGGTCGATGGGCCCGCCTGGTCCGGTGGAGTCGACCGCCGCGGGCAGTCTGCCAACCAGGTCCTTGACGCGGCGCAGGGTGACCTCCCAGTACTCCGGATGCGATGATGAATCCGATTCACGTTTCATCAAGCTCGCTGGATAGTGCGACTGGTTCCACCGCTCGGAGCGGCACACCGCGCCGTGATCGCACAACGCGATGCCCCACGTCCAGTCGTTCGCGCGGGCCAGGTCCCAGCCCCAGCAGGCAGGATCGCACTCCAGGTGCAGCGGCTCCAGGCACGCGCGGATGGCAACGATGCCGAATGGGTTCCCTTCGTCATCCGACGGCTCAGCTTCGTACAGCTCGCGGAACACGTTTTCGGGCAGTTGCGAACGGGCATCGGCGACCTCGTCGGCATCCAGCACGCCGGCCTGGATGGCGTCGTACGCGGTGATTCGCGCGTAGTGCATGTCGTCGGCACCGGACTCTGCCCGCCGCGCCAGCAAGTACGCCCAGTTGCGCCTGCCCTTCACGTTGCCGATGATCCTGACCGGGCCACGCGTGGCCGTGAGCGTCGTCCTGAGCGCGTGCCAGGCCTCCTCGGAGCAGCGCGTGGCCTCGTCGATGACCGCGGCGTGGACGTCCTCGCCGTACAGACTGTCGGCGTTGTCGGCACTCTTGAAGCGCATCACGGCGCCATTGGCCAGCGTGATGCTGCACTCGGACTCGTTCGTCGTAAATGTACCGCTGGATAACCCGCGTTTGAGGCGGCGGAAGACGATGCGCGCCTGCTCGAGGATGGGCGCCACCCACCAGAACTCAAAGCCGCGACGTCCGAGCCAGGCCTGCTCGGTAAGCCAGACCATGCAGCCGACGGTCTTACCGGATTTGGTGGACGCTTCGATGACGCTATAGCGGCAGGGCGAGTAGATGGCCTCGAGCTGCTTGGGGTACAGCGTCGGGCGGACGAACTCGACGTTACGAGGCGTCTGGGAGGCTGAGCGTGCTCGTGCCGTTGGCATGTTCGGCGTGGTCGAAGGCGATAGTGACACGCATGGATTGCGCGGACGGATCGGCCTGGGCGTCGGTAACGCGGTAGCCGGTGCGATCCAGCAGGTCGCGGATGGCGGACAGTCGGACCGAGTCGGAATCGGCTTTGTTGATGAGCTCCGCGAGCCCGGAGATGGCCGGATGGACCAGCGCGCGCAGGCGGTCCTCAGCTTTGGCAAGCGCTTGCGGCGACTTGCCGCCGTGCATGTGGCACACGCGCTGACCGGCCATCGGATGGTGCGCGCACTGCAGGCCGGAGCGTGCCTTGGCCTGGCAACGCGAGACCATGGGGTCACCTTTCAGCATGGGGTTTCCTGGGCCTGCTGGCGTTGGGCGTCCCACATCTCGCGCATGAGACCGGAGCGTTTTTCGGCGATCCACGCTCGGCGTGCCCACATGTACTGGGCGCGAGTCGTGTCTTTGACCCGCTCGGCGGAGCGAGCGCAGTTCTCCATGTAGATCATCTGGCGAGCCATGCTGCGCAGGCGCTCCTGAGACATGTCACGTGGCCCAATCCGACGGCTTGCGGGCTTTTGCACGGCGCGGAGCTGGCAGCGTTGGCGGTGGCCCGTCCCGGAGAAAACCCTCGAGGGTCTGCATGGTGATAGCGCTCAGGTCGACCACCTGGCGCACGCCGTTGACGTGCTGGACGCTCAGAAATGCGGCGTTGTGCGTGGTGCCGAATGACGCCAGGTTTGGCTCGAGCTCGACCAACAAAAAACGTCCCATCAGGCTCGCGCCTTGTCGTGCATGGCGACACGCTCGAGCACCCGGCCGAAGCTGGGAAATGGCTGTTTCCCGAGGGTCTGGGCACGCTCGTCGGCACGCAGCCTGGATTGGATTCCGAGCTGACACCGCGGACAGATAACTTCGTGCTGATCCACAGGTAAATCCTGACGAAAGTCGTGGACATCGCCGCTGGCAATGGCGGCATCGAGAGTGGCCGCTGAGGCTTCAAACGAACTCGGATGCGCTTCGGCGAGCGGGTCCGCATCGGCGCCAGCGTAGCGGAACGAGAGTACCCGGTCCCGTTCCAGGTCGCGGTCGAACCAGCGGCGTGCACCCGCTTCGGTGATCGGCAGCCGTTTTTCCAGGCACCACGCCTTCAGGGAATCCCACGATTGGCGGAGGCGCAAGGGCTCGCTGAATTGCGGCTCGAACTCGGTGAAGAGCGCCTCGAGCTGATCGACGGAAATGGGCGGGTCGCGGTACGTCTCGGTCATCCAGAAATTCGTTCGTTCGTCCGTTTGTTCGTCGTGTCGATTGGCGGCCGCGAGAGCCGATCGAGGACCTCAGGCGGCAACTCGGCGTCCCCCCCAGACCCCCCGGGACTTAACGAACCGAAGGAAGAAATTAACCCGGGACCGGGACCGGGACCGGGGGTCGCAAATTGCTGGCTCGTTGCTGCGCCATTTGCTCCCGTTTTGCGAGCATTTTGCTGTGGTTTTGCTCGTCCCGCGGCGGCCCGCACGGCGCCCAGCTCGGCGATCTTCGCGCGCGACCGGTTGTAGTCCAGGTAATCGTGCAGACGGAACCCGTCGTCGCACCGCTCCCACAATCCGGAGTCCAGCAACCGCTTGACCGACGCTCCGACACCGGGCAATGCCGGCCACGCGCCATGTGGAATAAACCCGTCGGACCGCGTCGCGTCGCAATAACTGATCGACCAGGCGTGTAACCCCATCGCCTGGAGACCCAGGCTCAGAATTTTCGGGTGGGCGTGCCAGCCCATATCAAGGCGGGCCACGATACTCATTCCGATCTACTCGTCGCTGCAGGGTGCCCGTCACACTCATTCGCCACGGCCCTCCTTTCGTCCATCAGATTCGCCTGTTACAGGAGCCCTTCGCGCGCCTTCTGACGTGCTATTTCCTGCTGCTCCCACTCCGCGCGGGCCAGCCGATCCTCCTCGTCAATGTCGCGACCCGGTGACGGAGCTGGTGAGGCGTCCGCCACCGGCGCGGGCGACGACGCGCGCGCCGGCTGGGGGGAAGGTGCGCGCGTCTTTGGTGTGTCCTCCTCGTCGCGATCTGAGAAAATCTCGGTGTAGCGCTGGGCCTGGTGCGCCACGCGTTCGGGATCGTTGCGCTCTTCGATGACGGTGCGCGCGGTCTCCTCGAGCTCGTCGTCGTCGACCAGGGACTCGGTCCCGAACGCGAACCGCTCCGCGCGTGCCAACGAGCGTTTCATCGCCATTTCGACTGGCTGGTGCCGCGCGACCGGGTTGTGGCGGATGCCCTGCACCTGCGCGCCCTGCGCCTCGGCCAGACTCACCCGACCGTACGCTTTGATCTCGCCATAGGTGACAGTGCGAATGGTCGTCTCGATGACGATGTCTTTCGGCGACCAGCCCCACTCGACTTTCTCGTCGTTCGACAGTGGCCGCTGCACGAAGCCGCGGTACTCGTCGCGGTGATTGCGCCGCAGCAACTTGACGCGACCGTCGACGGTGATCCACGGCTTGCCCTCGTACAGCGTGACGTCGTCCCCGGGCAGCAGGTGGTGCTTCTGACAGAACAACGCCAGCAGGTTGAGCTGCGCCGGCGTGCCCTTCTCGAGGCCCCAGCCGGACTCACGATTCAATCGGATTCTGCGCTCGAGTGACGACAGCGAATAGTCGCTGCCGTTCGTTCGTTCGATTGATTGGGTCATGTTGCCTTCCGTGCTGATGGATGAAGTTCGCTTTCGTCGCTGACTAGGAGTTGCGACGTGTACGGCCTTGGGTCGTGGTGTGGGTTGCGACACCTGTCGCCCTTCAGGCACATCAACCCAAAACCGAACTCGCATGACTCATGGTCATGCACACACTCGTCACGCTCATACGGTGCTGGTACTCCTAATGGATTCGGGTTGCCCCAACCTGCATCGTTGAATGGCACAACGAAATACGGCGTACCACTCGCGTCGCCTTTCCGCTGCTCCGAGCAATACTTCGGAAGCTGCTGGTTGACTTCCTGCACATCTCGACCCGTCAGGTAGAACATCTGACAGCGACCGCAGCACGGCCACGCTCGCGGTACATCCCCGCTCCAGATCGCGCGGAATCCATAGAAATCGCCGTTGATGCCCATCCGCGAACACACGTAGAAAACACGTCGCGTCTGAAGTCGCGCGGCCAATACCGAGCGCATTTCAATCGAGTAATTCGCGCGGCGATGCAATGCGAATTTGGCGTCCACGTACACCAGCTCGCCCGCCACACTTTTGACCAGGTTGTCGGCCAACCAGCGCATCAAGTCTGGCGTGGGATCATCGTCCAAACGCTGTAATTGCCGAGCTCGAGCCGAGAGCTGCGCGGCGCCGAAGTCGAGCGGCTCGTTGCCGAGTTCGCGAAGATAGTCGGCCGTCGCTTTCTCCGCAGCGGCAAAGTTCTCCCATCGCGTGCTCATGGGCTTACCACCACCAAGTCGCGATATAGCTTCAACAACTGACGCTGCTCGCGTGCCCACGTAACTTGCTGACCGTTGACCTGCTGGGTGGTGTAGGGCACGATGATGCGCCGCACGTGGCGCAGACCGCCGAGCACGGCTGCGGCGTACATCTCAAATCCGTGGTCGATGACGCTGCCATCGTCAACGGCGCTCGGTGAAACGATGAACGCAATGAAGCCACCCTGGCGGACGTGCGGCTTGCAAATGCTCAGCACTCGGTTCCATGCGGAACGGAAGCCGTCAATATCCAGGTTGCCCATGTCGTGTGCATCTGAGCTATAGCGACCCTTTGCTTGCTGCCAATAAGGCGGGTCCAACAGGATCAGGTCTGCCCTAGTTGGTGCTTCCGACGGCCAGCCACTGGTGATGTCATGGGCGTGAATCGGCAGCGTCGGCGTCGATGGATGCAGATCGCTCGCCCACACCCGACGCCCCATGCGTTTGGCGACATCGATCGTGGTGCCGCCGCCGGCGAACGGGTCCACCACGATGTGGCCTGGCTCGGTGTACAGCCAGAGCAGGTTTTCCACGACCTGCGGCGGCATTCGTCCGAACACGCCGCCGACGCTATCGCTGGTAGGGAAGTTCCAGATATCGAAGTGCTGGCGAGAGTCAGGCGGGTCTAGAAATTCGCGCAGGTTTGCGCGTTCTTCTAACCATGCGGAGATTGTCCGCTGGGTTACCCCGATCTGCTGGGCGATGTAGTCCTGACTTTGGCAATCCAACCACAAATCCCAGGCTCTGGCTTGTTGTTCCGCTTTCTCCGTCGCGCGCGCGTCCTGCGTCCAATTCTCGACCGACCGAGTCGACACACTCAGCAACTGCGCGATCTCGCCGATGCGCTCTCCATTGCGCAGAGCAGCAAAATCACGGAACAGCATTCCTGCCAGTCGCCGCTTGTCAGCCTGCGAGAGTTGGTGGCCGTGCGTCGCGTTGCGAGTAATCGACTCCCGCCGAATCTCGGCGTCGGTCAGATTGCCCAGGTCTTCGACAACAATCGTCTCGCGCTGCTCGCGGCGATGCGCCTGCAGACGGTGAAACCCATCGACCAGAACACGGCCGCGCGCCACTACGATTGGCGGCAACAGATCGACGGCATGCCGATACCGCTCAATCGCCGACTCATCCTCGCGTAAACGCGGATAGAGCTCCTTGACGAATTGGACGCTGTCGACCGCCACTGACTCTGCCATCACGGATACAGCACGCTCACGCGACCTCCGCCTTGCCCCTGAGACAGTCGTGCCGCCGCACCGGGTAGAGCGCGTCGTGCTGATGACAGAAAAACGCGCGACACAGCGGACACCAGGTCTCGACTGCCGCGCGGCAGCCAAACTGCTGGCAGCGATCAGGCACCGGGTCCTCGCACCAGTTGGCAATCACCTCGTCGACCCAGCCCCGCGGCCCCATCAGAACAACCTCATCCAGCGCGCCGCGACCAGGCACACGCCCACCGTGGCCGCCAGCCACACCACCACCAGCAGCATGTCAGTGTCCGTCATGGTCCCCACCCGCGCCGATGGCCGCGCCAAACAGCAACGCCACCAGCAATCCCAGCAGGACCCAGATCGCCAGAATCTGGAGCACTAACACAAGCCCCTCGACACCGGCACCCACTCGCGCGCGCGCCCCTGGTTCAGCATCCACCGCGCCGCGTTGCGCGCCGCCACCGGGTCGAAGACGGAGAGACCGGCGCGTCCCTGCGGTGTCGTGCGCCACGTCGACGGCAGGAACTGAAAGAGACCGCTGGCGCCGCTCAAGCGGTTGACTGCGCCGGCGTAGCCGTGCGACTCGTAGGACTGGATGCAGTCGAGTCTCGCTTCGATCGCCACATTCAGCGGCGACACCGGCGGCGGCAGGACAACCGGACGTGGCCGCTCCAGCTCGCCGACGGCGTACAGATACGTCCGCGGCGACAGGCCTGTCGTATTCGCCGCGCCGAGCAGGTCGACCTGGTCCACGCCGGCTTCGTCGGCCAGCGCCACGACGTCGTCCGGGTCCGGGTCGGCCGCGGCGACCGGCTTGGCCAGACCGAGCAGCGAGCTGAGCACCATGACGCTGGCCACCACATGCCGCGCCATCAGTACGGGAGGTCCTCTGAATCAGCTTCGTCGTCCAGGCGCGCGATATCCCGCTGCCCCGCGGCGAGCTCCAGTTCGGCGCTCTCTTCGGCCTGACGCCAGCGCTGCTCGCGTTCCGACGGCGGGTACATCAGCGCACTCCGTACGTTCTTCGACGGCGACTTCGCCAACTCGGCATGCACCATCTCGCGCGCGGTGCTCAGCGCCAGCGCGGCATACTCGGCCTGGCCAATTCCTTCTGGCAAGTCGAGCGTCACCTCGATCGTTTCCGAGCCATATTGCTCGGCCGGGACCTGCTTGCGGAACGTGACCGTACCCACTCTGTTTAAAACCTCCCGGCAAATTCGGCGACGATGCGCGGCCAATCCCGCGGTCGCCACACGCCCACGTCGAAACCGCAGGCGCGGAATTTGGCCTGATACCACTGCTGCCGCGGACCCAGACGTCCGAGGTCGCTTTTCAGTTCGCGAAACTTGGGTGGATAGCCTTCTTTGAAAAACACCCAGTCGGGCCAGCCGAGGCCACACACGTGGCCGCCGTGGCGCAAGGTGTGGATTCCGCGCGCATCCTCCGAGTTCCGCTCATGGCGCCCGCACCAGCCGTACAGATCGGCCATCTTGACCACCCGCTGCTCGAAGTGCGCCTCGCTTTCGATGCCCGCCAGCCCGCGCGTCGTGCGCGGATAACTGATGCCCCGCCGCAGAGCAACGCTCATCACGAGTCCGCCCGCCAGTACTTGCTGGCCTGCGCCAGCTCGCGGTCGAGGTCCTCGTCGACGTCGACGTCGGCGTACAGTCGCGCCAGCTCCTCGAGCCGCTGGATGACCTGAGAGAGGTTCAGCCCGAGCGTGGCGTTACGCTGGATGGCGTCCCAGGCGCCTGCGCGCCAGGCCGCGGCCCAGACCTGGCTCGGATCGTCAGCCAGTCGGGGATGCTTGGCCTGCCAGGCGAAATAGCGGCCGCGCGCGTACTCGTCGGCGCTCTCCTGACTCACGCGACCTCGGCGAGCGGCTCCGCGGACTGGCGGCGTGCCCGACGTTCGGCCTCGGCCGCGTCGAGGCCCTTCAGGAAGAGAATGTACGCCTGGTCGTTCTTGTTACGTCGCCGCTCGAGTTGGCATTCCCTTGCGAGCCGCTGGGCTGCCTCCTCATCGTCCTGCAGTTCAAAAGAGATGCGAATCATGCCGACCAGTCTGCGCGGTGCAGACGGCCAGCGAGCCACGCTTTATGACGATTTATTCGGACCAGAATGCGCCTGCCGGCGCCGATACTCGGCGAGGTGCTCGCGCAGGAAGCGCACCATCAGATTGGTTAGCGTCCGACCTTCTGCGTCGGCCACCTCGCGCAACTCGTTTTTCAAATCTTCGGGTAACCGAAACGTGAACTTCGGAGTCTCCGGCAACGGGCCCATCGTATGTCTACCTGACCTCCACTCGCCGTACCTAGCCTATATCGGCGGTACATCGTCAGTACAGTGACAGGACAGTGGGTTGCCGGCAGATATCTGGACGACCGACACCCGCAGACGTAAGGTTTCCGTCTAAACCACCCTTTTTGGGGGAAACGTTAACCGGCCGGAATAAATCGTTATAAAGCGTGAGCCTGCTGGGGAGTGGGTGCCGCACGCTAGAGCTTTAGGGTCTAAAGGGGACTTGGCACATGCAGGAGCAGCCCGGTGTACAGCGGCTGACTACCGGGGGCGTGGAAATCACGCTCCGCTACCACGAGGGTTCTAACGTGGCATCGCTGGTCGGTAGCGAACACGCCCTGATCAAATTGCTCGCCATCGACAAGCCAGAGCTGATCGACGCCCTAGTCGACGCGGCGCTCGAGCGCAAACTCGCCGCGCTCGCCCGCGAGGCCCAGGACGACCCTGATCGCTTCTGGCGGGAACACATACCGCCGTATACGTTCGCGCTACCGCTCGAGGAGATTCAGAACGGCCATACACAGAGGAAGCGCCGTGGTCGAAAAAAGGGCGGCAGCAACGCGAGTCGCGAATACTTCTGGGAACAGTATCGGAATGCCGTCGACGGCCTCAACGGGCAGCCGCGCATGCAGCGGCCGTACACGTTCGTCGGCCTCGCCTGCCGCACGTCATTCACCACGGGCACGTTCACGACCTACGTCAAGCGCTGGGGGCCGCCCCCAGGCTATGCAGGCCCGCACGAATAAATAGCCATAAATCGCGACTCACCCGAGTGGAGAAGGCGCAGACTGGCCGGTGTGTCCGCACACGATCTGACCGACCTTGAGCACGAGGAGATCGCCGCAGCTCTAGCTCACCTGCTCGCCAGCGGCTGGCGACGGCATCATCAGCCGATTCCCCAGCGGCGTCCAGACGATGTCGACGGCGACCTTGCCCCAGGCGACGCGCCGCGGAACAACCCTGGCGACGAACAGGCCCAGGACGCGCCGCTGGGACTCGACATCGCCGCGCTCGAGAGCGACGCGCCACGACGGCGCCGTGCCTAGCATGTCCTCCAGCGGCGGCAGCTCGGGCACCTTCTCCGCGGCGACCACCGGCTCCAGCGCGGTCAGCTTCTTCCGCGCGGCATCACGCTTCGCGGAGGCATCACGGTAGAGCGCATCGTAGGCGTCCTGGGCGATCTGCTCGCTGCCCAGCAGGCGCACAGCCTGCGCGATCTCCTGCTCTGCACGCTCTATGTCTTTTTCTAACTGACGTCGCGTTCGCTCAGCGTTGGACACCACGCGCGGTGACTGCTCGCGCATCCACGCCGCGTCAATCCGCTTACGCTGGTCTGGGTCTGTGTAGGCGTCCAGTACGGCGGCCAGCGCCTCACGCGTGGCAGTCTCCACGGCCTCGGCCTTGACCCCAAACCGGCAGGAGCCACCGTACACGTCAGACTTGCAGCGGTAACGCGTCTGGGTGTACGGACGCGACTTGGAAGCCGGAGACCGCATGCCCGCCATCGGCCGACCGCATTCTGGGCAGACCAGAAAACCAGTGAGCAGATAGCGAATGCTGTTCTCACGGCCCGTCGCACCGCGCGGACGGAATGCCTGCTGCGCCTTCGTCCATGTATCGCTATCCACGATCGCCGGCCATTGCCCCCGCACGCCCGCTGCGGACCAACCCATATACATGGGCGACTTGAACATCAGCCGCACGGAGCGTATGTGCATGACGCGGCCGCCGCGCTCGTCCTCGGGTAGGTTGGCCAGCCAGCGATGGACGCTATTGACGCTGGCGCCCGCGGCGAGCTGCTGGTAGCCCTCCTTGATGTGGTCAGCCTGGACAGGCTCACGATCAAGCACCCGCTTCGGCGCGCCGCGCTGCTTCTCGTCCTCAGTCCGCGGGCGCCAGCGGTAGCCGTAGGGCAGCGTGCCGCCCGGCCACCAACCCAGCGCCTTGGCGCCCTGCAGGGTGCTGGCGATGTTTTCTCCAGACACGCGCACCTCCTCCTGGGCCACCGCAGCCAGAATGTTCTGTACGAATTCTGGCAGTACACCACCTTCACTCACGCTGTGGATCGGTACGCCCAGTTTGGTGAGCTCCTCGAGCACCCGCACCCGCTCGATCAGCCGGCGCCCAAAACGATTGAGCCGCCAGACCACGACGACAACCGGCTGGCCGGCGGCTCGCAAGCGACGCACCTCGACGAGGAGCTGCTGATAGCCCGTACGGTCATCCCGCTTGCCGGTCAGGACGTCGCGGAAGAGCGGGCCTGGCAGGAATTGCAGGTCGAACGAATAGGCCAGGGTCTTGCGGTCCTGGTTGTCCAGGGACAAGCCTTCGTTGCCCTGCTCATCGCCCGAGACACGCAGGTAGCGCAGGGCGACGGGACGTTCATTCACGGCATGGCTCCTCAGCCGTGAGTATAGCCGAGTGAGTGTGCTATCGGCTTCTAACTGTAGTTCTTGACGTTAGGACACTCAACCCCTATACTCTGAGCGTGACCAAAAGAGAGCAGGCCAGCGCTAGGCACGCCGACCTGCTCGAGGCCAAACCCCTGAGCGACCAGGAGTCGACCATGAACACCGTACTGCTTCCCGTAACCGACCCGCGCGGCCCCAAGGCTGTCGCTATCGCCACTGAGAGCGGCCAGTGGCTCAAGTGCCGCACCGCCGATGGCCGCAAGGCCTACGGCATCCGCTCGAGCCGCGACTCGGACGAGGTCTACTTCGTCACCCGCACCTCGTGCACGTGCTACGACGGCCAGCGCCGCACCTGCAAGCACATGCTGGCGGTCCAATTGCACTGCCAGCTCATCGCCGAGCAGGAAGCCGCCGCGAAGTACGACGAAATCTTCAGTCGCTTCGAGCAGGACGACCGCCCGCTGCCCACCCCAGACCTCAGCCGGGTCCTTGGCCGCCCGCGGCGCGGCGTCATCCCCGCCGCCCTCATCGAGCGCGAGGACTGAGCGGTGACCGAAGCACAGATCCGAGAAACCATCGCTCGCATGGAGGCCGAGTCAGCCGCAGCGCCACAAGCGCGCCGTGGCAAGAGAACCACCTTGCTAAAGCTCGCACTCAAGGGTGACTCCGGAGCCCTGTTCGTCATCCGTCACAACGCTGTCCGCCTCGGAGTCATCCGATGACCGCTCCCCTCCAGCTCACCGGCGCCGCCGGCCAGTTCTTTGCCTGGAAGTTCCACCACCCGCGCGAGTCCGAAGACATGGCCGCCGTCTGGGGCGCCGCATGGCGTGCCGGCGGCCGCGCGGCGCTGCAGGACAGCGGGCGCCTGGTCGACCTGGCGCCGCTGCTGCGCGAGCTGCTGTGTCTGATCGAGGACGGCCGCGTCGAGGACCTGCTGCGACGCACCGACTACCGCCCGCGCCCGCAAGTCGACGACATGGAGGTTGCCTTCTGATGATGAACGGGCGCGTGCAGACCGAAGAGGTCGAAGGCACTGTCGAGAGCGTCAACGCCACCGGCCTCAAGATCGGCGGAGCCTGGGTGAACGTCTCACGCTTTCATCCGGTCGAGCTGCCCGAAGCCGGCGCCCACGTCCGACTGAAGGTCGACTCGAAGGGCTACATTGTCGACATGGAGCAGCTGTCGAGTCCCGCAGTTTTGAGTGACAGGGACGACCGCATCACCCGGCTGGCGGTGCTCAAAGCTGCGGCCAGTTTCGCCGCCGATCGCACCGATATCAAGTCCGCCGACGTGCTCAGGATCGCCGACGCCTGGCTAAAGTGGATCCTCGAATAACTGCGCTTGGGGGAACTAATGGTGCTTAGATCGACCAAAGATGTACCGCGTTGCTGGTGCGGTTCACGGATGAGGCCTGGGTTGTCCGCGCTGCAACCCTGGTATTGCACGCATCAGCAACGTGAAGACCCTGACGTGCTTCCACCAGTCGGTAGATGGGATGACCGAATCCGCCGCGCCGCCGAAGCGCAGCAGAAGTGGATCGCAGAAGGTCACGAAGTGGCCGTCGAGGGCGACTGGTGATGCTTGGCAGCCATAAAGATGGTTGGTTGAAGATGGTTAGGTCTGCCAAACCCGCCACGGATTGGGCCGGACGCGAGGTCAAATGCGACCACTGCGGCAGCATCCTGACCGAGTACATCAAGGACGTTGAGCATGACGGAGGCGACTGCGAAGTGTTCGAGTGCCTCGCCTGCAACCACCGCATCCACGTCGAGTTGCCTGACTGATGGCGATTCTCCTGCCACCTGGCGTCAAGCGCGCCCACGGCCGCGACAAGTGGCCGCCGCCCGACATTCTGAAACTCAAGAGCGGTGCGCTGCTCAAGTTCGATGAATGGGTTGCGATCGCCATCACAACCGGGAAGCGCTATCGCGGTCCGAATGGCCTGGCAGTAATCGTCTCGCTAGATGATCGGGGTGAGCCATGGGGCGAGATGCTGCACATGAGCCTCAGCCTGCCGAGAGGCTATCCAGATTGGGATCTGATCTACGCCGTGACCCGTGCAGTGTTCGGAGAAGACATCGACACAATGATGCCGATTCCACGCGAGGAGGCGTTCATCCACAGTGCCGTCGAAGAGCAGCGGCGCGGTCGATCCCGACAGGTCTTCCACGTCGTCGAGATGCCCCAGGCGTGGCAGTCCGAAGACCCTTGGTAGACATATGTGCCGATATGACTGACAAGACCGGGGCGGAAATCGACCAGGCGCAAATGGTGCAGGTTCGCAACGTCCTGCACGCGGCTGGGGAATGTCATAGCCACGAAACCGAGAGAGACGTTGCTCGTATCCTGCGCGAGCGCGACGAACTCCGCGCCGTGAACAAGGTGCTGCGACTGCGAGGCGACATCTACCTTGAGCAGTTGCAGCAGAAACACGCCGAGATCGAGCGGCTGCGAGCGGCACTGGAGTGGGTACGCGATGACACCGAACTCTGGGACGCCCCTATAGTGCTCGAAGCACTTGGGGATGCGGGTGCCCAGGGCTGAGGCTCTGGTAGGCATACTCCCTTTCTTTCCCCAGCCCTGGACAGGTCAGCCAGCGAACTCCTCCACGAGCAGCCGCTGCGCCTGCCAGCGCTCGAACGCTAGCCCATCCAATGCACGCTGGTCGCTGACCAGCATCAGGTGGCCTGGGCAGCTCGCGCGCGTGCCACCGGTCTCAGGGTCGATATCGCAGGTGCAGTGATTGGCGAGCGCCGCCAGCAGGGCGCCCTGGTCGCTGAGGGTGCCGTGAAAGGTGATGGTGGGCGTGCCCACCCGCCCAGCCTAGCCCTGGATGCCCTCCAGTTCATGAACAAACATCATCTAGGTCAGGCGCGCGATGGCCAGCCCGGCGAAGAGTCCAAACACGACCGTCCCGCTCATCGGCAGCACGCCGACGAGTCCGAGAATGGCCAGCAGCAACACCACGAGCGCGATGATCGCGCCGATCGTCCACGGATACGTCCCAACAGCAAAAGCAGGCATTACCCCTCCCTCATCACGTCAGCCGGTCAACAATGGCCATGCCGTTCCATGTGCCCCATGCCGCGGCCTCGTCCGCGGTCATCTCTTGCCCGACCCCCTTCCAGTTCGGCGCCGGGTTAGCCAGATAGAGCACGCCAGGCCCGATTGTGCGCGCGCCGCTGTGGTGATACCAGCGCGCGCCGTTGATCTGGAGCGGATAGGCGCCCGACCACGCCAGGATGTCCTCGCGCGTCAGGTACTGGCGCCGCACGGCGACGTAGCCGAGTGCCCGAAACATCGTCTCGAGGTCGTACATGTCCGCGCGGGCGAGCCCGTACTCAGGACTGACCGCACCGGGATACGTCGCCGCACGAAGGGCATCGACCACGTCCCACTCGTTCCACGCGCGGCCGAGGCGATCGTCGCCGAGGGCATTCAGCAACCACGCCGAGCTGGCGCACGAGCACGTCCAGTCCGCCGTCTGAATGACCGCCGGCGCCCACGGATCATAGGCAATGCCCTGCTCCGGCGGCTCAGGGTCGGGCGGGTATGGCTCTGCGGCTCGCGGCACCCAAACCGGCGTCCACCAGCTCGTCACAGCGGGTCGTTGGCCAGCTCGCCGCCACCCGCGGCGCTCCACTGAATCACCGCGCCGGAGGCGAAGGCGCGCTGCACGATATCGTCGGAGACCTCGATTTCGTCGCTAATCGGCGGGCCCAGGTACTGCGGCGGATCGGCGCTCTTGAGTGCGCGCCAGTACTGGTAAATTCCGTTATTAACGCCAGGCCACCAGTTGCCCCAAACGACGTGGTCAATCATCGAGCCGCTCACGACGGCGGTGCTCCGACGATATGGTTGCCGTCGGCGGACAGGTAGGCCGGATCATACTTCTGCAAGTTGTCGTATTCGGCCATGTCATGGATGACGGCGACTTTGTGGTCGGGCCCGACACCACCTTTCGGCTCGAGCCCGTCGATCCTGCGGGTCGTCTCGTGATAGACGACCTGGAACATGTCGGGTGCTTCAGCCAAGAGTCCACCTCCCCGCTTGCTTGCTTAGCCCAATTGCCAACGAAATGGTCCATCCATGCGGTTGACGTTGAGTCGGACGTGCGACTCGGGCAATGCGGAAGTGTCGTTGGGTGCCACGTTGCCGCACGCGCAGCCCTCGCGTTCGGTCTTGTGGACGAACATCTGCTGGACCTCAGCCGGAGCCGCGCCGCCGCCGACCGGGTGGGTGGACGTCGCGCCGCAGCCGTCGGGGCACTCCAGCACGATGAAGTTGTGGTTGTGGCTACCGTCCGTGTTCGTGACCCAGGCGACCTCGGCAGCGAGAATGGTGCCGCTGTGGCCAAGCTCATCGAAGACCACGTCAATTGACCCGTCGGCGTTAAAGGTGATCGGTCGAACGCTCACGGCATGCGCTCCTTATGGGTTCGCCTCAACAGACATGGTTGCACCGGCTCCACTATTGAAGACATAGAAGTCACCTGCTGCGACCGATGTGCAAAACACGCGGACGCCATAACTATCCTGCTGACCCACAGACAGCGCTGATGAATTGGACGTAGTCCACGTCGGCACGATGGTTATCGTGGGATTTACGGCCTTACGCGTCTTGTATGCCCACCATGCACGAGCGGTCACACCGCCTGCCGACACCGTACCCGAGGCACCAACTTGCAGTGCTCCAGATGCTGGATCAGCAAGCAACTCGTAGTATCGCTGGCACCGCGCCAGGTCATCGGCCGGGTGGAGCGGCACGTAGTCACACGGCTGCGAGCCGACCACCAGCATGGCGTTGTCGAGGTAGGCAGTGCAGGAAGCCGCGCATGCCACGCCGACACGTATGTCTGTTGCCGCCCCAAGCGCAAGGCTCACGGTGAGTGTTTCGTACGTCCCGCCGCCGCTGTGATAGTTGGAGAAGGTCTTCGTTACTCCAGCGTCCGGGCTGACATACGCCCGAATGCTGGTTGCCGTACTCGTCCTGACGCGGATCGAGAACGAGACGGTCTTGTTCTTGAGTTGCTCCAGCGCATCACCCGGGCGGCCGAACGCTTGCTGGAATACCGTTGCGCCGGCACCTGTGCCAAGCACGAACACGAGCGCGGCGGCAGCAAGCGAGTTGTCGACATTCGTGGTGTCGCGACTCACCGATAGCGTATCGGAACCACTCAGGGATATCTGCCAGCGATCAGCCGCATACGCAGCGGTTGCCGTGAACGGCCCGTTGCCGCGCTGCCAGATCTCGAACCCGCCGTTGACGAGCAGGGAGGCGCGAGCCACGTCCGGGCCGAGCTTGGCGTTGGACACCGATGCATTGGCGAGCTGCGTTCCGTTCAACGCGCCAGCCGGCACATTGAGCGGCGCGCCCAGCGTCACCCCGGTCGCGTCGGCTGAGATCAGCGTCGTTCCGTCGGCCTTGAGCACGCTGAGCGCGCGCGAGTTGACAGGATCGTCGTTCTGTACCGTCAGCGCGTAGTTCGACGGGTCATTCAAACTGACCAGCGCGACCGGCACGCCTTTGTTGGGCGTGCCCTTGAGCGCGTCGATGATCTGCTGCACCTGGACGGCCTGCGCCTGCGAGCCGGCCAGTACGTCGTTCAGCGTTGGCATCTTGTCCGTTCCTCCTGTTCAGGCAGTCGACCAGATACGGCCACTATCGAAGCGAGTACCGTCGTCCCAGAACCAGGGCGCCGTCGACAACGACCCTGGCGCAGTCAAGAGTTTGACGCGCAGCGTGACCACCATCACCGGCTCGGCGGTCCCCTTGCCCGACTCGCCGCGCAGATACAGCAACTGGCGGTCGACTGGCGGCAGTATGAGCGCGTCGTACGTCTCGCCAAATTCGTCCCGCAGGCTGCACACGTCGCCTGTTTGCAGCGTCTGCAGAAAGCGAAAATCGTCGATCGCGCGGGTGATGTCGCGGCCGCCGAAGCGGTCCACGTTGCCCTCGCCGAGCAGCACCTGATACGTACGCACCGCGCGCACCGCGACGCGGATCTGGGCCCGCGGCATGAGCACGCGCAGGATGGCCGCGCTCGTCGAGGGGTTTGTGCCGTCCAGGCGGAAGCCGATGCGTCGGCCGTCCCATGGCTGCTGCACGGCGAGCTGCGCCTGGGGCGAGTAGTTGGCCGTGCCGATGCGACTGTACATGCCACCCTCGGCGTTGGCGTTGACGACGATCTGCGCGCCGGCGCCCAGGTTGTCGCCTTCGACGTCGACCTGCAGCAGGGTCTTGGGCGTCGCGGGGTGGCCCCAATCCTGGCCGGGCACGTAGAAGCTCCACGCGTTGGCGAAGCGATACTCGACGTCCTGCAGCGGGTTCTCGGTGCGCGCCATGACACACCACTGCAACTGGTAGCTTCCGCCGGCGTGCGCGCCGGTGCCCAGCCACAGGCGCGGTGGCGAGGTCAGCCCGGAGACGGTCAGCAGGTAGCACTTCTGGCCCGGCAGCACGATCATGCCGCCGTGCCACAGCATCGGCGAGGGTCCGATCGCCGAGGGCGAGGGCCCATAGCCGTAGCCGTAGCCAAACGGCGAGACGCCCGCGTCGCCCTGCATGATGTCGCGGCCCCAGCAAATGTAGGTGTCGACGCCATTGTCGACGGCGATGATCTGCCACGGGCCGTACGTCGTCGAGGCAGTTACCTTGCCACGCACCGGCGTCTCGTTGGGCAACCCGTGGCCAGGCGTGACGGTCACCAGGCGCGAGCTCGCGGCACCCGACACGTCGAGCCTGAAAAACCCGCTCAGGTGACCCGAGTAAATCTGGCCGCCACTCGAGTGACCGGCGATGCCGTTCTCGTCGTCGAGCGCCGCGGCGAAAAAGGGCATCAGGTTCGGTCCGTAGCCCGTCACGCCGTCCAGGTCGTGCAGCCCGTTGGTTTTGGCGATGTAGACGTGCGTCTGGTCGCCGATCAGGCGGTTGATGCCGTAGGTCGTGTCGCCGACCGGGATGCTGGCGCCCCAGTTGGCGGGCGTGAGCGGCGCGGTGGCCACGTTGCGGACGCTCGAGATGGTGTCCTGGGCGATCATCTGGAAGGAGCCGACGGTGCCCAGCGCGCCGGTGGTCTGGAACCAGGCCTGTGCGAGCGACTTCCTCAGCACACCCGCGTTGTTGGTCCAGCTGCCCGCGCTTTTTTGCCACAGTTTGTCGGGCACACTGGTGCTCGTCGCCCCGGCGCTGGTGCCCACGTACAGGCTGCCGCCGAAGGTGCACATGCTCCACGCGTTGATGCCGACGCCCAGGTCCTGATCGACGGCCGGCGTGCCGCTGCCGCTCGGCACGCGATAGACGCTGCGGCCCACGCCCACGTACAGGTCGCCAGCGAAGTCCATGGCGCACCTGGGAAAGTCGGTCGCGCCGGCCAGGGCGAGGCTATTGACGAACGGGCCCGGCAGCACCAGTCGTGGGAACCGCGCGTCGGCGTTTACCGCCCAGGCATACGTGCCGCCGAGCAGGCGCCACGAGTAGAACGCGCCCAGATGGAAGGTATCCAGCACCATCGGTTCCTCGGACACGTCGATGGGCTCGCCGGTGATCTGGGGTATGGCCGTTTCCTGGTCGCCGCCCTGCCCCTGACCGGGTGCCCCGCGGCGGGCCGCGCTGTACTGATACAGCGTGTAGTCGTTGCCGTTGATGTTGATCGAGTCGCGCAGTGGGAAGGTGGCCACGCTTATCCAGGCGTAGAAAACGTCGGTTGGCCGTAGCCGAAGTTGTCGCGACTGCGCACGGTGAGCACCGCGGGCCAGTGCTGCTTACGCACCTTGGGATGCTGCAGTGTGAGGCGCTTCCACTGATTCGCCGCGGCACGCGCCTGGGCCCGCTGCTGGCGGAACGTGTTCTGGTCGTCGGGCAGACCCCACTTGCTAAGCTCGCTGAAGACGTACGCCGAGCCAATGATCTCCATGCCCATGATCGGCAGGACGGCACGGTCAGTTTCGTTAGACAGGCCCTCGGCTGGGGCCAGGCCAAAGCCCGCGCCGGTGTTGATCCACCACGACATCGGCACGTAGCACTGCACCAGCAGCGTGTCGCCGGCGTTCAATGTCTGGGCGATCTCGATGCCCGGATTTTCACCCCCTGAGACCCAGCGCCAGTTGATCATCAACTGGTCGTCGGCGTTCGGGTCGGAGTTGGCCGGACGGTAGTACACCTCGACGACCTGGTCCTCGGCGGCGAGCCAGGGAAACAGCGCCCCGAGCGGATACACGCGCTGGTTGAGCACGCCCGCAATCGGCAGCTTCTGAATCGTCCAGCATTCGGCGAGGACCTTGTTGACCAGGTCGTTCAGCCCCAGGCGCCCCTCGTAGTGGACGGGCGGCAACTTGCCGTAGAACTCGACCTGCGTCCCCAAAAGAGTCAGGTTGGTGTGCGCGCGCTCGAGCGTGATGGTGCCGCTGCCGTTCTGCAAGCCCCCGTACACCACGCGGCGTACCTGGCCCGCGTTGGCGCCGATCGGCTGATACTCCCAGGTATTGCCCAGAAAGGACGGCTCGAGCTCGGTGCTCTGGAAGTCGGCGATGACGAGCTGGTTGGTGGCCGTCGCGTCGGCCGTCGTCTGGGTAATGACATTGAAGCCGGCCGCGTCGGCCAGCCGGTGCCGATACTGGCTCAGGCTGAAGCCCGCGCCCTGTTGCGACTGGACCGGCCACGCCGCGGAGTACGGGCCCAGGCTCACGCCGGTATACCGCGCGGTGCGATACCAGTCGGTGATGACACCGCTCGCGTCGACGTAGGTGTAGACGGTCTGGTTGAGGACGTACGGCAGTTGCACCACCAGCGAGAACGGCCCGCCTTGAACGTGCGCCCGCTCGAGCTGGATGCCCTGGTACGTGCCCATCAGCGTGTTGACCGTGGGCTCGGTCAGCGTGACCGTGTTGCTCACGACGCGCCTCCTGTTGCGCTGCCGGCTGGCGGCGGCGTGTCGTTCGAGGTGACGACCATGCCCGGACCAGCCGCGGGGTTATAGACCGTCATGCCTGCCACGGGCGCGCCGCCGCTCGGCGTCACCACCAGCGTGGGCCAGTCCAGATAGTTGCCGATCGCCACGCCGGAGGATGGGACGCTGCTTGGAACCGCGACCGGCACCGGCGGCGGGACGCCGCTGACCACCGCGATCAGCGACAGCACCTGTGCCTGGATCGCGCTGACGGTGAGCGTGTAGGTGCGTCGGACCGCCGTGCTGAGCGCGACCGACTGCGCCTGCGTCGCCGTAACGGTGCGCAGGAACACGCGCTGAGCGACGATCGACAGCGACTGCGCCTGGGTAGTCGCGAGCGTGCGCTGCACGGCCTGACGCACGCTCAGGGCCTGCGCCTGCGCGATCGAGCGGGTCAGGTTGACCGCGCGCCGCACACTCAGGGCCTGTGCCTGGCTGATGCTGCGCACGAGGGCTACCCCACGGACCAGGCTCAACGTCTGCCCCTGGGTCGTGCTGCGCACGAGCGCGACCTGCTTGACGAGCGTCAGCGATTGCGGCTGCGTCGTCGAGCCGCTCAGATTGAACTGCGTGCCGCCAGCCAGGGCCGCGGTGATCCAGCCGAGGTTCGGGTTGATCGGCGTATACGTCGTCTGGACGGTCGGCACGAATCAACTCACTCGACACGCGGCGCATTCGGGCTTCCCGCAGGTCACGCGCATACACCTGTAGCAGAAGCCCCGCACGCGCCCCGAGCCCGGCTGCAGGCGCCAGGTATAGCGGCAGTGGCAGCACTGCAGGAGGTCAGCCACCTCGCGCCCATCCTCGAGCAGCGCGCCGGCGGGTCTGCGGATCGTGTGGCGTGGCAGGATCAGCATTCACTCACTCACGCCAGTAGCCCGTGGCGATGACCGTCGGCGTGACTGACGGGTGCTTGGCACCAATGCTGATGCCGCGGCTGGCGGTATTGGCGATTGGCCACTCGTACCCCTGGCCCAGCACGATCGTGTAGGGCGAGCGCTGGTTCAGGCCGATATCGAGCAGGATCGTGTTGCTGACCACCGTCGGCTCGGCGGTGAAGGTCTGGCCGGCGACGGCCACTGGCGTGTTCGACGCATCGTCGACGTCGGTCGCGGTCACCGCCGTGCTGGTGCCGGCCGTGCTGGTCCTCTGCACGAGCCATTCGAGAGCGCTGTCGGCGGGCGTCGCGGCCGAGCTCAACACCAGCATGTACACCTCGAGACGACCCTTCAGCAGCGAGGCCGGCTGCTGGATACCCAATGCAGTTTTCACCGTCGTGGTGAGCGCGCCACTGAGACCGGCCGCTGCGAATTTAGCCACTCTTCGCCACCTCCTGCGTGCTCAAAATTCGACGATCGCCGTCTGGATTGTCTCGGTGAGCGGGACCGCCCACGGCACCACCGATGGGTCGAAGGCCGCGGCCGTGCCGAGCACGCGGACGGCCGTCTGCGTGTGCTCAATGCTGGCAAATGTCCAGTTCAGCGTTTGCGCGCCCGTTGGCCCAGGTGCCAGAGAGGATGCGCCCTGGCCGTTGCCGTTGCCGCTGCTGCTCGTGCTGATCTGGA